TCACCAATTCAACAATTAAGTTGATGGAGGTCTTATGGCCACAAAGGGTTCTATGAGGCAAGGGGCGGCTGAGCTGAACAAATACAGTTATTGCCAACTTTTGTCTGGCAATCCTGTTACGTTCTACTCTGTGCCGTCGTGTATAGGAGAAATCCAAACACGAGATCCCGAGCCGAGTGGATCCTTTAGACCGGGAATCTTTCGAGTTAACCCGGTTGTGATCAGAAGAACGCAAGGGATTTGTTCACCTGCGTCCTGCTATGGTTATGTACCTGATCCTAGTTACCAACCTTGTGGGAATTCTCACCATGCATATCTTACTGGTGAGGCAGCGACTCTGGGATTTTCATCGCCTAGTATCGCTAGCGCCGTGTGGGACGATTCTCTCTCAAATTGGGCTCTCCAAGAAGCTTTGGGGGACTTGATGAAGGCGAGAGTCGGAATCTCCTTGATCCTCGGAGAGTTAGGGGAAACCCTTAGACTCATGAGGAATCCGTTACAAAGCCTGGGGAAACTTCTCAATGACTTGAGATGGAAGCGTGGTATCATTAATCCAAAAGTTGCCTTGGCAGATTGTCTCGCTGGTTCTTGGTTGACTGCTATATATGGGATGATCCCATTAATGCAAGATATTCAAGATATCATGGAGACTGCTGAGGCAGGTTTAGATCGTGATATTAATGCTCTTATCAGGTCAAGGGGAGGAACATCGAAGAACACAGCTTCAACAACTGTGGCTGCTACAGATACTGTAGCAGGTCCTTTTCGATGGCGCCGCCAGGTTAGCGACGATGTAGTGACTAAAGCCACATGTGTGGTATACGCGCGTTGGAAGCTCGACGCCTCTGGTCTGCGATCAGCAGACTGGGGGTTCGATCCAAGGCAGTTTCCAAGCGTAGCTTGGGAGTTACTTCCGTTGTCGTTCGTTGTGGATTGGGTTCTTAACGTCGGCTCCTGGCTTCAGGCAATAATGCCTACTCCTGAATTCGCTATCCTTGGAAATTGTGTCTCCCAAAAGACTACGATTAAGAGGACGACGAAGGGTGTATCTGTCCGTTATTACCAAACTACGGGCAGTATCACTCGGGATACAGAGATAGGAAATCATTCCTACACTGTGGAGAACCTTGAGCGACGGGTGAATCAACCTATGTCGGCGTTGCCGGCATCTAATTTAGATGTGTCATCTCTGACACATGTAATTTCTTCATTAGCTCTTATATGGAGCAATATTCCACAGAAGTGGAAAAGGAGGCTATAATGCCTATACAATCTGCAGTCGTCAAAACTGGCGCTACAGGATTAACTGTTGTGGGAGGGTCGGACATGTCCTTCTCTCCCGATGGAGTTTCTGTGCCTAACGGCATTCATGTTAGCGTCGCAACGGATGCTGATTTCCGCACCCGGCGTAACGCTACATTTAAACAGAAATTGCCAACTCTTGTCAATGGTAATGGTTACTCCAAAGACAAGAAAACTGTGGTTTTTGTGGCACCCAAAATCCTTGCGGATGGGACCACTGTATTCAACCTAATACGTATTGAAAGAGAAGTTCACCCCGAGTCATCCGCGGCGGAAGCCTTGGAATTGAATCTCGTTGGTGGGCAGCTTCTTTCCGATGCGGATTTTGCATCATTCTGGGCAGGCGGTAATATTGCCTAACCAGGGCCATGGTACCTGTGCATAAAAGGGAACCTCTATGTTAGCGAATTTAGCTATCATATGTTTGGATGCAGGCATGCATCCTACCTTGGCTAATTAAATACGTACCCCATTGGAGACTACCATGGAAAGGTTAGAATGTAGTGATTCACTTATGGTTAAAACCTTCGTGAATTTGGTTAGTGACTTCCGCAAGTCGCTTGGAAGCGACTACGCTGCGGTTCCCCTGCAAAAGCTTCTGCAAGGTGGAATTCAAGAATTCCGGAAATATAAATTTCCGGGGCGTGCGAGAGTGTCTCCTTCAGTATTTAAGAGGGAGTACCAGCTCGAGATGTTTTTCAAGCGATACCGATTTGAGAACGATGTTTACAGTGATGATGAGCTTAATGCTATGTCAGTGGAGAAATTCATTGACACGCAGAAACGCCTAGATTCACCAATCGTTGAGACTCCTTTAATTAATAGAGTCCTCCGCGATGCCCGTAGTCACGCGAAGAGAATTTTGCGCGTCTACGATAAGGCAGAACATCAAACATTCTGTCGGTTTGGGAAACGAGCTTGTGTTGGGACTACGCTTACCTCATCCTATTTAGATGAAAAGCTAAAGAACCTCACAGGTTCCCACGAGCACATTAGGTGGTTTAAAGACTACCTTCGGACGGATGAACTACTCCGTTCGGCTATACGAGAGGCTTCTGGAAAGAAGCGTCCTCAATATATAATGTGTGACACACTAACTATGTCGCATGTTCCTAAAACGTTTAAAGCGCTTCGTGCGATTTGTCCTGATACCCTCCTCGGTAGTTTTTATACTGCCGGTTTAGGGGGATATATTGCGGACAGGTTAAAGGAAGAAGGCTTGGATATCCGGACTCTACAAAGACGTCATGGAATCCTTGCGATGAAGGCATCAGAGTCAAGAATCTTAGTTACCGCAGATCTATCTGCGGCCTCTGATTCTTTAACCTTATTCCTTCTGAGAAGAGTGCTACCATCACCATGGTACCGGGCTATTACACTCGGTAGAATCCCCCACGTTATTCTCGGGGGGCAAAGGATTCGTATGAATACGGTCCTAACTATGGGATTGGGACACACATTCCCGCTTCAGACTTTAGTCTTCTATTGCTTGTTAAAGGCGATAGGGGGCTTGAAAGGATCTCATGGTACGGTGTCTGTCTATGGGGACGATCTAATCTATCCCCGTAGTATCCACAAGTTAGTAGGGTACGTCTTTCCAAGACTACACCTAATACTCAATGAGGATAAGACATATGCTAAAGATTTCTTTCGGGAAAGCTGCGGTAGTGACTACTATCGTGGTTGTGACGTTCGTCCTTTCTGTTTGGAGGCCGAACATCACCACTGTAGTGGCGTTCAGTATGAACGACTTCTCTACAAACTTTACAATGGACTACTTAGGCGGTGGGACCGAGAAGAAATTCCCGGAACCATTGAGTGGATCACTCAGGAATTAATTCTGAAGT